TTATGATGTTGCGCTAAATTTCAATCTTTCAAAGCACGCTGCCATCTGTCCGTCCAATCCATGCAAATATCGCTGCGTAATCACCGCGTTTGAATGGCCGAGCATCTCCTGTGACTCCATAAGTGTCGCCCCGTTTCGCTGAATGTCTGTAGCGAACGAGTGCCGCAAAGCGTGCGGGTGAAAATTGCGAAATCCAGCCAGATAGAACGGCTGACGCATTAAATGCCGCAGCTCCTCGACGCTGAGTAGTGTGCCGCTCGACTTCTGCCACAAATAATCATCAATACGCTGACTAACGATCCACTGCGTCAATCTTTCGCGAGCCTCTCGACTCATATGTACCTCCCGCCGTTTGGCACCCTTGCCAGTAAATACAATCATCCTGTCGCTGATATTCATTAGCCTTAAGTTCCGCAGCTCAGTGATTCGTAAGCCACAGTCAAACGACAATTTAACTAACAACCACTGAATCTGATTGCAATATCCCAGCACCTGCTCGATTTGCTCTCTCGTATAGAAAACGCGGCGAATCGGCTCGGTCTCTTTCTGCTTAACGATGTGGCGAATCTTTAATTCAGGCATCTCCACGCCCATATCTCTGAAATATCTGAACATTGCCACCACATGACAAATTCGTGTATTGATAGTCCGGCTATTCAGACCTCGCCGTGCCTGCTCTGTAATCCAGTCGTTCACCTGCTGCGTCGTAATTTCGCTCAGACTGCTGGCTGGCACGCTAGTTCTAAAATCTCGCATCACCCACCGCTTAGCGCTCAATGTTTGGCGGCTCATCCGGCGCGTAAACTCGCAGTACTCCAAATATTCGTCAAAAGCTTGCTCGATTGGCATAATTGTATTTTTCGTCATGATATTTTAACTCCACTTAAAAAACCAGTTCTATATAGAATGTTTATATTGAACCTCTAAAAGCTCAATTGTATATAGAACCCTCACATTTAATTTTCTGATAATTCTGTTATCAAAATGGGCGGCGGCGGGCGGATTTGCGTTAATTTGAATAAAAAATACGGCCAAACGGCCGCTTCCATTACACAAAACTCCCAAATACTCGCATATATCTAAAATTATTGCATAATATTTGCACACAAGCAAACGCAAACAAGCCGCTACGCGAGCGACGTCAAAATGTTAGCAGTGATTGTTACGTTATCAGACTGTAGCTGCGCTTCATCTGCGCTAACTTATCTAATCCGTCAATATTGATCGATAAGGCTACCTGCTCTTGCATTTTCTGCTTGTGACGCTCCTCTGCTGCCTTAGCTTTCGCCTGAGCAATCAATTTGCGCAACCAATCCACCGTCTTTGCCAGATTCGCACTCGACCAAATAAACGCAAAATACTTGCGTGGATTACGCTTTCGTTTCGCCAATTTAATCGAATAATCAAACTCTTTAGCGTAGTTGATCTGTCGATTCCTGAACATCGGCAAATAGTTGTCGTCAGTGATTAGCTTTGTCGCCTTACCCAATCTCTGCTGCATTTTCTGAATTCGTCGCTCGTCTATGGTTATATTCCCCATTTTACCCTCAAAACGCCATTCTGCTCTTGACAAACAAAAATAGCCTCTAAAATTGATAACAATTTTTTGAGGCTAGATACAGACAGCCCACCCTGATTTGCATCTGGGCGGGCTGAAAATCCTGTACGTTCACCGTCGATTGTAGCAAACTGATTTTGCTTTGTCAACAAAAAACCGCCCCCATTTTCAGAGGGCGGAATAGGTACATGGATGTTCAAACCATGCGTTTGCAGTTTATCACTATTTATTAGATTTCGCAACAGCAACGTCGGCAACGACCAGTCGTCGTATATATTCGCTAACTGTCATATTCAACTCGGCGGCACGCTTGACGATCATCTCGTGATCGCTCTCTGAAACTTTTATATGTATGTGCTTATTTTTCACATTCTACCTTTCTACCCGATACGATGCCTCGGGCGGGGCTGTTTAATATTTAATAAATAGCATTGACGGTAAAGTATTTCAAGCCGTCGTAGCGAACTTCAGCTTCTTCTGTACAGTTCTGTAGCATATAGTCGATAGCTTCCTGTAAAGCTTCGCTAGCTACGAATATCTCAGCCTCTTCATCGTCATCATCGTAAAAATGAATAGTACCGTCTTCATCAACTACTGCTTCATAATCTTTATATCTGTCTAAACTCTTTACTGTTTCAACAATACTATCGAGCATTGCTGCTTCATCAAATTCAATAGAGATATTTTCAATTGTTAAGTTTTCGCTTTTGCTAAATCTTTTACGAAGTTCAGCGCGCATTATCTGCTCTAATTCTTCCTTGTCGTTTCGCAAATCAGCGCTTGCTTCAAATTGCATTTCTTGAGTTGGTTGGTTGTCTCGATAAAACCATCCTGTATATGTTGCCATTTTAATTATCCTTTCTTGGCGGCGGCGGTTGAGGGGCTGTTTATTTTTTAGTGTTTGTGTTTTCTAGGTTTTATTTTCTAGTTTTGATTTTTCGTTTATTTACAATCTCCAATTTTACAGTGATTTTAATTCTGAAAAACTGAAAGGTTGATTTGAACATTTTTATACCTACTTTCTTTTGCCGCCGAATTGTTAATTGTTGCTTGGTTGCCCCTCAACCATGTCTTAAGTATAGCAAACGTGTTGCCGTATGTCAACACTTTTTTATAAAAAAGTCAGAGATTTTTCAATATTTTTCATCACATCTATTAACCCTGTGGAAAACTCACAATGTTACACGGTATAGTCCTACCACGACACTTGAAATCATCAGACCTATTATCTTTCAGTGCTAATAATTCAGCACAAGCTATTTCTGGTAATTTAATAATCCAGTCTGGCTGGGTCTCGTTTTACGGAAATGGAGGCAAACAACAACCTGTACAGGTTACATTTCCTAAGAAATTCAAGGAGGTTTACGCCGTTATCCCTACTTTAATTGGGTATACACGAAATACCCCAACATCACCAGCGAGTTTTGATCAGAAAATTGGCGCTGGAACGAATATCGAGTGTGGATCATTCAATCAGACAGGCACGACCATTACAGCTTCAACTTCAGGCATTTTTGGCGGCGCTCATCACGGCATAAGTTGGATCGCAGTCGGTACTGTTTAAGACTTCTTGACGTATTGAATTGTCACGAATGAGGTCTTATAACCGGATTGATCTGCGTATGTTTGGATATTGATATTGCTATTATCGGCGTAAACCGTCACAGTATAAGCTTGCTGGTCAGCGGCGTGTGGCAGGTTAATTGTCGCGCCAATACTGTATTCCTTTGCAATGCCGCGAATATTAATGACCATGTCAAGATTATTTATGCCGTGAGGTACGACTGTCTTACCAGCGGCCTTTAAGCCGCCCATGCTAAATGTCTTCTGGTAAATTGTGCGGCCGTCAATCCACTTCATGCCGGTGTCGACCTCTGATGTGCTGCGGTCGCCGCGAGCTGCTGGAGACAAGTGTCGTGGTAGGACTATATCATTAGCAAGTGCGGCAGAGCCAATCACACCATTCTTGAACATTTCACCTCTGTTTATACGTCCGTCAGCCAGTGTGGCTGGATTACGCCTATCGGTGATAACAGAGTCAAGAATCGTCGTTGCGCCAGCGTTTACACGTATCTCAGCGATGACTTCATATGGATTAGATGCACCAATCTTCGCTTTGATCTGTGATGGCGTTGGTGCGCTTGGATTGGTTGCTGGCGTACCTGGAACGACAACGGCTTTTGTGCGGTTCTCATTGTTGGCGACGGCTTGCGACGCAGCCACGTTTGTGTCGATGTAAATCACCACTGCGTCAATTCGCGGATTGGCGCTGTTTGCCGTGGTAACGCTCGCCTGAACAGGCTGCGTGCTTAAGTTGCTCACTGGAAATGTTGCCGACATAGCATCGCGCACCAATAAATCATCAGGTATACCACTCTCACCGCCGATCAGCACATTCATGCCGACAGGGCTGGCTTGACGCACTCTAAAGCCGCTAATCCACGAGCCGACAAAAGCATTGCCGAGCGCGTGGAATAGTGCGCTATCAGTAGTACGACCACCGTTACTATTAGGAAAACCTAGTGCCATAGTTATTTTTCGTCAGTGCTTTCAGCCTCAGCCTCGGTAGTATCGGCCGTCTCAGACTCAGCATTATCATTGATATTTTTAACTTCTGGCTCGACGACCTCGTCGACAGACTCTACTGCTAGTGTCTCAGCCTCAGCCTCGGTAGTATCGGCCGTGCCTTTGGCTGCCGAAATACTCACATACGGACCGCTGTGCGCATCGCCTTTGACGAAAATATAATAGCCGTCAACTGTTCGGCGAATCTCGCCACCCTTATAATTCTGTACTTTTTCAGTATTTTCCATATGAATCCTCCTGATTATAAATGTACAGATTAGGAGATATTGACGTTATTTGCCGTAGAAAATATAGCGATATTCTTTATAGAGTCGAATAATGATTCGTTTTAGCGTCAAGAGCATATTTATATTATAGTATAGTCCTACCACGACACTTAAAATGGTCTGATTTTGTCCAATCAAAAAGAAACAACGCCAGCAAATCATCAAGCTCAATTATTCAACACGGCGTAGCGATGCTCAACGTGCCCGCTCAAGCGATTGAAGGCACTATTCAAATCGCTTTTCCAAAACAATTCAAAACAATTCCTACTGTAGTTTGTTCTTTTGGTGGCTATGGTTCACCTGGTGAGGGCTGGACGGATACACCAAATGCTTCTTGGGGTGGCTGCGCCTTTAGCGCTGTAAATGTAACGAACACCTCATTTACTGCTCGATGTCGTCGATTCGATGGTGCTCAACTTTTAGGAACATATTATGTGAATTGGATTGCGATTGGCGAAGTTGTTTAGTCGAGATTATAAAATCCACCCCCATTTTCAGAGGGCAAAAAAAAGACACCTCGAAATGAGGTGTCTTCACATAACGACGACTGCAAATTACAACAATCGCCCAGCCATAGTACTACTTTTTAAGAGATTGTTCAAGTCTGTAATTGATTTCACCAGTTACACTACGACCGTTTTCAGCAGCAAGCACAACTAAGCGTTCGTACACTTCCTGTTTAATTCGTACATTATAAACTGGCGTAGGTACGTCAACCTTGGTCTTGGTAATCTTGCCATTCTTTTTTACAATTTGATTTACTATTGGCATAGCCTTTTCCTTTCTTTTTAGAGGACCTTAGCGCCAAGCGAGGCGTTAGTTTTATATTAAGTTTATCTTATTCTCTATCTGGTAGGCGATCGCTTCTTGGTCTAACACCTCTTTTAATTCGTTGAGCGTGTTCATCACCTTTTGGCGTTCGTCTGATAGATAGAGTACTGCTGTTTCCTCTGCTTCACCTCTCCAACATCCGATGACTGGATATTGTAGAGTGAAAGCTTCGTGATTAGTGTTTACGGTTGATATTATCTTGTCGACCTCAAGTTCTTTAGTCTTATTATTGCTTCCTATAAAAGCTTTGATTGTAATTTGTTTCATCGTTATGTCCTCTGATTGTTAATGTGCCTCGCTTGACTGTCTTAATTATAGCAAAGTTGCTTGCACAATGCAAGCGTTTTACATACATTTTATGAACTTTTTATAGTTTTCCACAGATAAAGATAATCTGCCTCATATAAAAAAGCTACCGGGATTGGAAACACAGTAGCTTTGTCGAGTATAGAGTTTTTCAGTTGTTCGGGATTTCCGAATTACTCAACGGCTTCTTTCATCTGTCGTGCTAAGTCTAGAATAATAGTCTTAGCTGCGGATAATCCAGCCGCGATTGCAGACAGTGCGGTAGCCATTGTCAGAGCGTATAATTCGTGCCAGCTCGCAGCGAATAGCAAGTTTACTAAGTTTACGCCTGCCAACAAAAATGTCGCGATAAACGTCTGCAAGAATGTCCATCCAGCGCGAATAGCTACGTCTTTATAGTTGATATTCTTTAATGCTTCTAGTGATTTCATGCCTCCTCCTTATTTCTTAAATAGGCTTATTAAAAAATCGATAATTAGCTGTAGCAAACTTTTGGTTGGTTTTTCAGTCTTTACTTCAGGTTTCGGCTTAGTTTCAGGCTTTATTTCGGGTTTTATTTCAAGCGTCTCAGACTGCTGAGGTTTACTCATTGCTTTCAATTCATCAATAGATATTTTCGACGTTGAAAAGTCCAAGTTAAATCCGTCAACCTTTCCGCTTTCTGTGTACTGATGAATAAATGAACCGTGCGCGTAATTACCTGGATTTCCATAATTTGGATACCAGTCAACTCTTTCTAGTCCTAACTTCTTAATGATAGCCTCACCACCGTAAGTGAATACCTGTTTACCTGTCTTCTGTAGAACTAGGTTCTTAAATAGTTTCAATTGCTCGAGTGTGCCTTCAAAATCTGGCTCCAAATCGACGAATAACAGAGGTGCGTTGACAAGCTTTTGAGCCTCCACGAACCTTTCAGCCTCCACCTTAACTTCTTCTTCGGTTGAGAAATAAGGCAACCAGTAAATACCTAACAGTCTATCACCTGCGGCTTGAGCGAATTTGACCAGTTTAGGGTCAATCTTGTTAGCGTCGCCTCCGAACGACTGACCGACGTGTCCAGCCTTGAGAATAACACCAGCAAACTTATGAAAATGATTTACAATAGCGTCGTCTTGATGATTTGAGACATCTAGTATAATCTTGCTGTAGTCTTCTTGTGGTTCTTCTGGCTTTGGTTGAGGTGCAGATTGAGGCGTCAAATCTGGCAAATCGTGTAAATCTTTGTCCTCGAATAGCTGACGGCTCATATATTTTCCACTTCGAGCGGTTACGTACCAAACAGTGTCTCCAGCGATAGGTTGACCATTCGTAACATAACCCTTCATCGCAATGACGTCGCCTTTTTCTAGTTCCTGAAAAATAGCTGAATTTGTGTTAGCTTCGTCGCGAGCGTTGCCGTCTTCTTCCATTTTTCTATCTGTCGGCTGAGTTTCGTCGTAATCTTCAGCAATACATCGTCCGTCGCAACAATACGAGTATCCGAGATAATCTGGTCCGTAATTGCCCATCCAATTCATAAGTTCTTCAATGCTGTTATAAATCCCTCTAGCTCCGCTGTGAACTTCGCTGTCGTGGATTTCGATTGAACCATCCTCACGCTTTCGCATTAAGAACACGTGTCCATCTTCTGTATACTGACCTCTCGAAAATCCCAAAAATCCAATCACCCAAACACCAACAGGTGCGGGACCTGTGTTTATCCGACCTGCGTTTAATTCGTTTAAGTACGCTGTTTGAGCATTCGGTGAACGTGTGAGTGAGCTAATCGCGTCATCCACATACTGCAGACACCAGCCGCTCTGAGCTCCGATATTGATATTTGGATTATAGATTTGCCTGACTGCCATCATTGCCTCCTGTTTACGGTTTATTCACGACTCTCACAATCAAATCGACCATAAAGCCAATCACGGTAATTACTGCCGTCATTACGCCAGCGCCAATCTTAGCTTCGCTCTTGGACAAATAATTGCCTTGCATCAATTCTACGCGAGCTATCAGGGCTTTCAGTTCCTCGGCATCGGCTTTCGATTCAGCCAGCTGTTTGACCGACTCCGCTAGCCGCGACACATTATCGTTTATTGAACCTAGCCTTTCATTTAACACATCGTCGCGTGCAGTCATCATGATGCCCAATTCCCGCACCGTTTTGGGTGTTTGATTCATCGATTCATTGTCTCGTTTATTATTCATTCTCACTTACCACATTACAGATTAGACATACTCAACCTTGATCTCGCCGTCAGACATAGCGAACGCGTAGATTTTGAATGTATTACTGCCGAGGTCGACCAAAAAATCTGTTATATTTAGCCACGTCTGTACACCGCTATTACTTCGTTGGCGCTGAAAATAACGAGTGACATCCTCTAGCCCTGAGCCATGGCTGCTGCGCCTACCAATCATCAGCTTAAAAACCATGCCCGACTGGTACGTGCTAGATTTCGGCGTAAATACGATTTTGAACCGCCTCAGAAACGTTGCGTCATGCTTGTCGATCGCCGCTTCTAACTTGACGCGAAATACCTGCACACCATCAGCACCAACGCGTTGTACTGCTTTCATCTCTGCAATCTCACGCTCGCATCGCGTAATGATTCGCGCCATCGTCTCTCCGTCTATGTCTTTAATCCTCATAACATCCTGCTTTCGATTGTCAAATCGACACTAGTATTTGCCACCACGGCACACTTCATCTGCGCCAGTACACTACTCAGTCCCTTTTGCACATACGCGTATGCAAACCATCTGCGAACATGCCGCGCGTCGCTCGATATTGGTATTATGTCAATACGCGTCGGTGCCGCACTGTTTATCAACATCTTGTCAATAATCAAATCAGCCAACAAGAACGTCTTGTCCTTTTTTGCCGTCGCCGTAATGATAAATGGCACGCCAGAGGCTTGCTGCTGCCCGCCAACCACGTTAGCCACCTGATTGAAATCCCATTCGTCGTTGCTGGCACTCTCGTAGAACACCAGCCCGCTCGATGCCATCACCTGGCTAGTTTTTAGGTCGCGGATGTTGCAATCAAGTGACGCCAGGATGTCTGCCAATTGGTTTTCAGGCAACATACTCAGCCGATTCATAGCAGGCTCGCTTTCATACTGAACGATCCCTTGTCGGTCCCCAGAAAAATACACTTGGCGTAGACGTATTTCGTCTGCCCTGGTTGCGGATTGTCGATTGAGGCGGTAGCGCTAAACGCTAGTTGATATGGCACCTCTAACTTATTGATATCTGGCGAACTCTGATCAATAATACTGCCGGTGACTGGCTGCGCACCCGCCAGCGTGTCAGGGTTGGCTCCGACATAAAACTGCGGTAAAAACAGCACGTACGGCCACTGCTGTTTGCGTGCGGTAAATGTCGTCTCAATCTTGATTATTCTTCCACTAGGAAAAGTCGAGTCATATGTGACAGGTATCATCGCGTCGTATTCCTGTGTACTTTTCGTTTCATAATAAACAATGCCAGACTTATTGCTGGTTCTCTGCGCCGCTTTCATTTGCTCAGTGGCACGTAGCAACGCCCGTAACCTACTGATGGCGCGACGCTCCTCCACTAGATTCAATCGCTCGCTCATAGGTCGTAGTTGTCCAGCGTTAAAGTTATCTCTTCACTCATATTCTCATCAACCTTTACCGACAGCTGCTCGATACGGTAATAGCCACTCAGTGGACAAGACGAATACTTGTTTTGCTCGACAACTATACGATCGCCAACACCGATATTGTTCAAATCAAACTGAGTGCCACGCACTGTGACGCGTGGCAAATCGACTAGTCGGCTCATCACCGCTACATCAGCCTCGCAATGCCCCGCCAAAGTACTCAGGTTCTTAATGCTGTTGTACAACTGCACTTTCTCTCGTAAGATGAACTCCTGCTGGCTCAAAACGTCCTCAGCACTATAACGAATAGTTTCTTCGCCCATACCAGAAGCCTTGCCTATGATGTTGTTGTACAGGTTTGCTCCAGACTGTGGCAGCTCCATTCTGATAGCACCAATGCCCAGCCCGTCATCGGGATAATGCACTGTCACGTCTGGACGCTCGTTACCGAGTGTCTGGAATGTCTCAAACTTGCGGTCGTAGGTGAACCGAAAATCAAACTTGCCATCTTGCAAATTGGTTAGCGACACGAGGGCATCTTTAGCATTGATATCTTCCCAGTCGTCCATTCTGTCACGTCGTACACCGGTGCGATACTGCCTGCCACCCCTGGTGATACCAACATCTCCGTTAGGTCGATTCTGCACCTCCTGGATGATACCCCAGGCAACGTCGGTAGCTTCAATCCCTTTCCAGCGACCATTCAGATATCGTGCGTCAATCAGGTTCAAATAACCGTCACACTGCACCAACACCCGCGCATTGTCGGTATTCAGGTTGCGGTTTGCCTCCACCACCACTGCACCGAATAAATACTCGCCGTTACGCTTGATTTTGATGTCGCTCACCCACGGCTTCAAGATAGTGTTTGGATTCTCGCCGATCCGTCGGCACTTCTCTTCCCAATCTGGCATTGACATATTAAAATCTAGCGACTCAACACCATTCCGTGTCATGCTCCAGTCGATGTCTTGGCAAAGCCTCGTAATATCTGCCACCTTGGTCTTCCCGCGGTGCCATAACTCGATGGTGTAGCGTGGTGGTACGTATCCATCCATCAGGCAACTCCCGTGTAGCCGTTGTACCACTCGACGATAGCTGTGCCAGTATCGGTGCTATTTGACGTGTTGAAAATCAGCTCATTTAGCCCTGGCACCAAACGCCAGTATTGGCTGCTGGTGAGGTTATTATCGATGCCTACCCCATTTAGCGTCACCTCTCGGTTGTATGTATCAAATACGATTGTGTCGCTATCTGTTGTGCTGATATTCAGTGCCAAAATCTCGCCAGTTGTCTGGTTGGATACAGTCGGATTGGTGACTTTGCCGGAAATCGTTATTGTTGGCCAGACGTACGTATTGCCATCATTGATGGCGTGGTTCACTCCTCCGCCGGCCACCCAGTGCAAGCCGTCACGCTCCCAAAGCAAACCTGTCGGGCTCCACAACAGTCCGCCATCACGCGGTCGCTCAAGTGTAACCCTCTGTGCGGCACCGTCAGTGTAGTCGTACATTCGCGGGTCGCCAGCTACCAGCTCGATGTCATAGTCGGCAATGAGCGGCCACTCAATTTTTGGATCAAGAGGCTGCGTCAGTTTGGCGACGGTCTGGTAGACGCGTCCAGTTGGCGTGAATAGCTGCACTCGCAACTTGTCGCGAATCTTGATGGTTCTGGCAATTTTTGCCATCTCAGCATGCATCTCGGCCAGTTTTCCGTCATGCTCCACCAACACGAAAAAGCTTAATGGTATTTGTCGCACGCCGTAAAACTGCTCATCTACACTACCGCCATCAGCACCAGAGAACACATACTGGCTGTTGCGTACGTCAGGGTCGCCAAAACCTTTCAACGGCGGCGTTAGGTGGGATAGCCCCTGTTTGCTGCCCGCCAGAAATACACTCTCGTTGGTGCGCATGTTGGTGATTTGCACGTCATATGTTCTCATATCTAGCCCCTCCTCATTTGCTGCACTAGGCTGCGGTTATACTGGTCAACGTCGATGCCGTTCGTCAGGTTGACGGTTTGATTGATTTGTGGATACCCATCATTAGAGCCGCCATTGTTTTTGCCGCCCCAGATATCGTCAGCCCGTAAAGAGATACTGCCACTACCAGATACACTAAAATCAGGCGACAGCGAAGTTGTCATTCTGTCAGAAATCGCACCGTTCATCGTATCGACGGCTGATAACACACCTCCAATGCTGTCGGTGATGCCGTTAGCAAATCCTTGTCCTAAAAATCCACCCATCTTTGCCATGACGGTCGATGGTGAATGAATACCAAAGAAACTCTTAATACCATCAAGTACAGACTTACCGAACCCTTTTATTTTATTTAGAATCCAGCCGGTCACGTTGCTAATGCCATTCCACAACCCCTTGATTAGATTTTCTCCAACGCTCCATAGACTTGACGGCGATAATACCTCGACAATTTTATTGATGACTTTCCATGCAGCACTGCCGATATGACCAAGCATACTGCCAATGCCATGGATCAACGCGAACAGTAGCTTGACGGCAGACTCGCCTAATTTCTGCAACATTACTGGTTGTGTCAGCGTCGTAACGATTGCGTCAATGACACGTGGCAGTGCGTCGACCAACGCGTTAATAACTGTAGGTAATGCTTCAATTATGGCTAAGAATAGCTGAATCGCACCCATGATCAGCGCCTGTAGCATAGTCGGTTCTGTTAGTGTTGTGACTAGGCTATCGACGATTTGTGGAATCATCGGTGTTATCACTGCGATAATTTGCGGCGCAGCTTGCAAAAGAGCCATAAACAGCTGCATAAAACCTTGAACTAGCACCGGCACCATAGCTACGATTTGACCAATCCATTGTGGTGCTGATTGTACTAGTCCTTGCAACAATATGATAACCCCCTGGATAATAGCCGGTAATAGCTGTCCCATAATTGGGGGAATCAATGGCAGTAATTGTGTTATAATTTGCGGCAAAGCTTGCGCAATACCGCCTATTGATTTAGATAACGCTGGTGTTAGATTTTTTAGAAATGTCTCAAACGAGCCTAGGAAGTTATTTATTAACTGGCTCAGGTCCAAGTCTTCATTACCAAACCCAGCAACAAGATTAGACCACGCTGACTTCATCGAGTAAAAGCTGCCACTGATAGTCTCGCTCGCCTCTTTAGCGGTCGTACCAGTAATACCCATTTTCTCCTGTACTTTATGGATCGCTTCGATGAGCTTGTCGAACGGAATATCTTTAACGTTCTCAGCCGTCGCCTTGAAACCCTTGCCCATCACACCTGTTTCGTTGACCAGGCGCGCCATCTCACCAGCAGTACCACCATAGCCAAGCTTCAGGTTGTCGAGCATGGTGTAGTTGTCTTTTGCAAAACCCTGATAGGCATCCTGAATCCTTGCAATATCAGTACCCATTTTATTAGCGTTATCGGCCATATCCGTAACGGCCATGTGAGCATATTGAGCTGATTTTTCAGTGTCGCCTTTCAGTCCTTGCAATAATGACGCTGAAAAGCTTGTGACGGTTTCCATGTATTGGTTTGCCGATAATCCTGCTGTTTTATAAGCATTCGCTGCATACGCCTGAACTGTGTCGCTTGATTTCTTAAACAGTGTATCAACACCGCCAACCAGCTGTTCCCATTCTGCAAATCCCTCGACAGATTTTTTAGCTAGCCCACCAATCGCTACTGCTGCGGCCGCTGTTCCAATAGCAAATGCCTTGCCTAGTCCCCTAGCCACGCCACCAACATGACTCAATGCACCGCCTAGTTTCTCTTTTAAGCCGCTAGCCAGAGAGTTGATGTGCGGCATCACCTGGCTAACCATGCCACCAACGGCATTGCTAATTTTCCCACCAAGTGCACTAAACATATCAGAAATACCGCTACCAATCGTCGACAGTCCGGGTGCCAAGTTGCGTCCAATCGCGCCGCCGATTCCACCGAATACTGCTATCATTTTTTGCGCGACAGGGGCTAGGATTGTGCCTATACCCTTACCCAGCCAGATAAATGGCGTGGCGAGTTTTTGCGCCACCAGCGCCATACCCTGTCCAACTTTAGCTGCAAAACTAGCTACTGCATTAGCGCCGATAGATAATTTCGATGATATGAACGCGCCGATACTACTAAACGTATTCGCAACAGCATCGCGTGCTCTAACGAAAGCCGCAGATATTGCACTAGCAGCTTTGCTGGCAGCGTTAGTCATTGGTGAAAAGAACGTGGCGATGCGACTACCTATATTCGCAAACCCTGCGCTGATTCTACTTGCCAGCGGCGCTAGCTTGTTAGTGATTGGCTGAATAAGCTCTTTTGAGATGACGGCAGCACTTTCAACTGCCGCATTTTTTATGCCAGTCCCCAACTCCTTGAATCCAGTTCCAATCTTGCTCCAAGAATCAGCCATCTTCTTGGTGAGTTCGTCATTATCCTTGGCAGCACTCTTCATTTTTTTCTGAACATCAGAAACAGACTTGTCAAATTTTGACCTGTCAACTTTATAGGTAACTACTATTGTTCCTTGGTTCATATTTCGTTTCCGTGGTATAATTTCTTTACTAAAGAAAGGATCTTATAATGAAAGATGTTGAAACATTCAAAAAGCTTGCTCTGATTGGTTTGATTCCATTTTTTAATGGGCTGCCATGGTTCTACATGGGAAGAATTACTCGAGGATTGATGTACACGTTTACTTGTGGATACGCTTACCTTGGGTCTGTTAAAACAATTGCCAAAGCTGGTGAGATCGTCGACACATACAACGCCAAGCGCGGATATGTTAATACTTCTCGTCGTGATGGATAAGATCACCTCAAACCCCTTATAGTTTTTGTCAAAGAGCTATACATCTTCTTGTAAGCGTCCTTATTTTGTGCTGCTGCTATCACAGACAGGAGGCTCAGCGTTCGCTCGCATTCGCGACGTATTGCTGCTTTTGCTAACTCCACCGCGTCAGCCTCGTCCATTTCTAAAACCTGCTCGTGCGTGTATTGCGGATAGTTGAGTAAGATTATATGAACTCTCTCCTCAAAGCTTGTGAGAACTTTATCAGCCTGAATCTTCAAATACTGTTCGTATTTTTCGATGTCGTATCCAGGCTGGTTGTTCTCGTTCATGGCTACGCCTCGACTTCTCGCACCTCAACGCCCTCAGCGGCTAGCTTAGTTAGTCCTGTGGTTGCTAATCGCACAATTTCAAGCAGCAGTGCATCGACGTTGTCATTATCAAGTGCATCAAGCAAATCTCTTAAAGATAGCCCGCCCTCAACTACTGTCGCTCGAGCTACAACATCCATAACAATCGCGCTACCAGTAACAGCCTTGCCGTCTTCGCCACCAATGCTTAATCGTGCAGTATTTGCTTCAAGAGCTTTGTACTGCTTTACTCGCGGAATTAGATATTTGTAGTGCTTTGCTGGTTCGTCACCGTCTGCTGGCATTTCAATGTCCAGCAATACACGCTTCTCAGGCTGCTTCTTTTTTAGAACAAACGCCATCTCATTCTCCATTCCATAGTTGTAAAAACTACATTACTTTTTTATCAATTTAGGTATTGACACGGTGTTTTTATCACCGTGTCACCCCTGTTACGCAAATGTCAGGTCGCCCTTGATCAACTTACCGGTTACGCTGATTTCAAACTCAGTCAAACCGTCTTCTTGGCTGATGTCACTCAGGGTCGCCGTAGCGTCAAGCATGAACAACGTATGACCTGCTTGAGCTGCTAATTTCGGCACCAGCTTGAATACGCCAGGTACCTGTGTCGAGCTGCCTTTTTGCAAGCCAACCTGTACAGCACCTTTTGTACCGACAGTAATGCCAGTAGTGCCGTCAATCGTCTCGCCACTGTTATAGACGTAGCCAGGCACGATATTCTTGAGGTTGTCCTGCCCGATGTCTGTCACCTTAAACTTGATGGTCGATTTGAACGATTTGATAAGTTTGAGGTTTGTGCCGTCAATAAAATCACGTGTCACCTCATCCTTGTCGTTGTCGAAGTCCAGGTCGTTCACACCTAGGACTTGCTTGAAGTTTTTACCAGTCTTGTCCCCGAAATACAGATCGTGGTTCAAGCCGGCGTAATCGATTGCTGCCATTTAATTACTCCTTTGCTTAATCTTTCAAAACTAATGTTACAGATTGGGCACTCCATACCCCCATCCGTAATTCAGAGGCTTCATAGGCGCTGTCTTGCATCGGAAATACGCTCACACGAATGAACCTCGCGTCAGTGTATGGCAACTGCATCAATGCTGTTCTCAGCTTGCCGTCAAGCTCGTACAGCTCGGCCGCATCGGCTTTTACTACGGTGATCGTTAGCTCGGTAGTCAACTTGGTATTACCCAATCGGCCGCCGTCGTATTCACCGCCGCTAGCCGCAACTGCCACCATACCGTCTTGGCTTTTGTTTGCTGGTAATCGCCCAACAAACACATTTTTGCCAAGCTCTCCGCCAACGGCAGTAGCCACTACTTTTGCAATCTCCAATGCTACATTCATCTAAAAAACCTCTTGTAATCTTTCATAGTGCTTCTCACACCTTCATCAACGAAACCTTTGCCAGTGCCGGCTGTAGTGTATTTACGCACCACATAGGTACCATTCGCACGCCTGCCGCGGTTCTGGTACTGCGAGTAGACTGGCTTCCATGTCAATCTGATAGCATCTCTGCCAATTCGCCGTACCTCGACATTGCGGGACTTTAGCGACCCTCTACGCCTGAACGGCGCGGTGAGGTTGGATACTGTCAAGGTGTGATTCGCCATAGCATTCAACCCTGTCGCTGCCTGATTCTGGAAGAATCGTTTGACGGCGACTGTATTGTCGACCACCGGCACGATTACACCTCTCTGTCGAGCCTTGCCAGCTCAATCTCGACGTGCTGCACTGTACCGCTGGTGACAACCGCTCTACCAACTGCCACATTGGCAACGCGGTACACCCGCTTAACGCCAAACAGCGTCACCTCGGCGAAATATCCCTCAATCGAGTAGCCAGTTGACGACAACCAGCTATCTCGGCCGTCCAGATACGCTCTAGCATCACCCGTCATAGCGTCGTAGCTGCCACCACGGGTCAAGCCGCTCGTCTGCTCAATGACACACTTCACGCTGTGTCGCTCGCCCCCCGTCTGGCGGTATACACCGTCTACAGGTGCGACCAAGGTGATGTTATCGCGGAATATCATGACGATGAACTCCACGCTGGCTCAGCGGCGTATCAGTGTAGCCAGACACCACACAACTGCTGATTGGCTTTACAAACTTTGCCAGTAGATCAACGTTCGCCTCAGCGAATTGGTCGATAACTTGCTTGGTGTTGTCATACGTCACTGAATGACTCAGCACTGTTTCGGATTTTACATTGTTATAAAAACTACCTTGATTAGCTATTGACAGCGTGTCAAATAGCCGTGCAATGAGGGTTTTCAAGCCGTATGGCAACAGCGTTCCATATCCCCATGCCGCTTTGACGACGCACCGTCCAGTACTCAGCGGATCAACCATCTCGATGACGTTGAACCAGCTGGCGTTCAGCTCGTCGCCTTGACTCACTGATTTGACCGCCAGCGGTCTGCCACTTTCTGTCGTTACTTCTGGCAATAGACTAGTGAACGGATCGACAATCAGGAAACGTGAGCCGCAAGTTGTCTCATATCGACGCGGCGTATTTGCCTCGCCCTGCATTTTGACATCTAGCAATACCTCCAATGTCTCCGTCGCTTGCTGCAATAACTGCTCAAAGTACTTATTCTCGGTATCAGAAAGGGGGCGTAAAAGTACGCCCTCGATATCTTCTTTAGTTACCAATGTCGCCATCTCTTACACCCCTCTCTGTTAGGCTACGTGTTTAATAGCCACTGCTGCTGCGATGCCGCTCAAGCCGCCACCTGCGAAGATCTCCTGCAAGTATTCGTGCTTATTCTGCTTCAACGCAAAGTTGGTGTAGCTCTCAATTGACTGATCACCAACCACCTTGTATTTGTTGAATACAACCAAGTAGGCATCGTTCTCGGCGTCGTTAGTATCGTTGAACCACTGCGGTGTAAACTTACCAGCAAGCTCCAAGTCTTCCAAGATGTTAACGCCTGGGGTGTATAGCATATGCTTGTCAGTACCTCGCTCATCTTTCAGGGCGGTGAGGTACCCACGCTTTGCGATGATGTAAACGTCGCCCTCAGCCTCGATTAGGTCGCGTGCATTCAAGATAGCAGTACGGCGACTTTCTCCTGTTTTTGGCGTATAGGTTTTAGCAAACACGTTGCCAGCCTTAGCGTCGGCTTTGACAGATACAAACGACTTGATCTTGTCATCACTGCTGTCCGCTAAGCCGTCGCCGATAACAATCGCACGCTCGATACTTGCGATGATTCGCTTTGGCAACTCTTGCAATACGTAACGCAACAGTGAGCCAGTGCTCTTGTTTTTGCGGATAGTTTCCTTGTCAAGAGTCAGGTATTTGTAGATGTATTGACCTTCAAGTACGCGGTTTTCGATAGCAATCGTAGCCTCTTTCTTGTCTGTGCCGGCTTTGTGACCTAGTGCACCGTCAGTATTGGTATCCCAAGCGGTGTTGTAGGCATCCAGTCCAGTTTTATCGACTAGGTTCCAAATTGGGCCACCAGCCTTAAACGCACTCTCGACCGCTTCAACAACTGGTGCTGGGAATAGTTTGTCGGCACCAGTGACAGCCATCTGTACACCGTTAGCCTCAAGCTTGTCCATCCACGCTTCGCGAACGGCTGCCGCACCAGCACCTGCTTGTGCTACCAACACGTCAGCAAAATCGTTCAATGCTTGTGGCGTATCCAGGTAGTTTGTAGCAACAGTCGTGCTAACAGCTGCTGGATCAGCTGGTTCTTTAATTTGCATCTTTGCAATGTCTTTCGGATCCATTTCCGTATCCTCCTCAGGATTGTTATCAGTTGATTCTTCCGGTACTGATTGCTCAGCTTTGTCAGTAGGCTCTGCCTCTGGCGCGGCTTCCGGTGCCGCTGGTTCGTCAGTCTTCGCCTCAGGTTCAGTTGCGTCTTCGGTCGGCTCCGCCGCCTTAGCTGCCTCCGCCTCTGCTTTTGCCCTGATTTGTTCAACCAGGCTCTGCATTGGCTTGGCGTCTGCTTGCTTTACGGCCGACATACTGAATGCAAAGTTCATACCCATCGCATTCTGTACGCCCTCGTCTTGTTTTTGCTTCTCTGGTGCTTCAGACACCTCATCGGCAAAACCAAGCTCGACAGCCTTATCGGCAAGCATCCACGTTTCCGCTTCCAACAGCTCAGCGATCTTTTTGTCGCTCAGCCCTGTTCGCTTGGCGTAGATAGGCGTGATGCCCTCCTCGATCTTCAGCAACACATCTTTGGCTTTCTCCATGTCATCCACCGTGCCAGCCGCGTAAACGGACGGGCGGTGAATCATGATCATTGAGCCTGGCGACATGATAATCTTGTCGCCTGCCATCGCAATTACTGATGCAATCGACGCCGCTAAACCATCAACTCTGACAGTGACATTTCCGTTATGATTCACAAGTGCGTTATAGATCGCCAAGCCTGCGAACACGTCGCCGCCGGGGCTGTTGATGACAACTGTCAAATCGCCCGCATGCTGCTTGAGTTCTTCGCGAAAGAGGTCGGGTGTGACTTCGTCGCCCCACCAGGTATCGCTCGCGATAGGCCCGTCAAGTATAAGCTCTTGATTATTCGATAGAACGGAATTGCTCCACTTCCAGAACTTCATGCTTTATTTCCTTGTTAAAGTTTGCTTTCGACTCCTGCTTGCCCGTCCAATCTGAGCGTTTTTGCTCTCGTCTTATTTCTAAGACTACAGATTACGATTTATCGAACTCATAACGCACCTGCTCATCTGTCGAGGCGGCGTTTACAATCTTGATGTTGTTGACATGTTTACACTTCGCATTGCTGCAACGCACCTGTGCGATCATCTGTGTGACACCCTTGATATTCAGGTAACGGCCACACTCCTCGCATCGCAAATCCAGATCAGCCATTTCGTCATCGATAATTCGCCGCTCAGCATTGAGATACGCCTTGACGACGCGATACTTCGGGTGACAATGACCGTTCGGGTGGACATCGTAGCCGTCGTTCTGTGCGAAATTATTGATAAATATGCCGCCGTCTCTGCCAATGATTGCTTCATTCAGATTCAGGATCGGCTCATCGACTGCTACCCATTTATCGATTAGCGTGGCACAAAACTCACACGGCTTGCCGGTCTCGCTCTCCATCGCTTTCTCGATCAGCGTTCCTGTTTGGTTTTGCACCTGCTTCATCGCCTCAACGCTTGACAGTGCGTCGGCTCGTGATATCTCAGTGCGAGCCATTCTCTGTACTCGCCATTCGTCGGTCTTCATAATGCCGCGCAGTTTCTCCTCTAGCTCAGACTGTGCCCAGCCGTGCGATGCCGCATGATCAAGCACGCGACGGATTGAGACGGCTGTATCGTCAGCGTATGAGCGCGCCACGTTTAGCAAATAACCTCGGTAAGCTTCCTGTGTCGATGCCGCTACTACAAAGCCAGTTAACTCAGTAGTAGACACGCCGTTGTCTATCAACAACTGTTTGCCGTCCTCAAAATAAATCGCACCTTGAACTATCATCAACGCCACGATGATCAGTAGTAGTGCCTCGGCAAATTCGTTTTGCTCGTCGTCTTCTTCAGTGCTGTTTTCAGCCGTCTGGCGCGATTCAGCAATGGCTCGGTCAACCTGTTTCTGCATAAACTCAGTCGTTGCGTCATAAATCAGCTGCTCAAAATCATCGAGCGTCTGTGGCTGCTTGTCGGCTGATGCTTTTGGGTTTGTGCCATTCGCTTCTCCCCAAACCCCCGTGTCGCCAACCTTGCGGCGATCAGGTGCGTCTGCTACTTCATCGCCCTCGTCAACATCTGGCTTGTCATTTTCAATCTCTGGCGGTTTATAGTCGCCCTTACGCAATAGCTTGAAATTATTAGGCAGCTTTAGTGCATCGATGATGCTCTCAGTACTGTAGCCTGCCGCCTCCAGTTTAAGAATGCTATCGATACGAATATCATCAGCCTCAGCCTGCACTTTGATCTCGTCAACAACTTGCGGAATAGCGAATTCGTAAGTAATGGCTATGCCCATGCCACCAGTGATTCGGTTTAGCTCGTGCGTCAATTGCGTGTAGTTGCGTAACAGCAATGGATCAACGACATTCTCAGCAAACACCTGCTTTGACACCTGTGCGTTGGCGTATGTAGCTGTGTCGTCAATGCCTTTCATAATGGCCGACACGCCAAATGACGTATCAATACGCCTGTCCACCTGCTTAAATAAGTTTTCAAAGTCAATATCTTTGTTTGGTTGTGAAAATGGCACCCACTCAACGGCCGCTGTGGTCGATGGCTTGCCGGTCTTAGAATCAACCGGTCGGTGTGTGTAGGTGACATTGTTATTGCTACCAGCTCCGCGATGAGCGTCTTGCAACATCGCTACGCTCTCTTGGAATGATTGCCGTGTTGGTGCGGTAATAATGAACTGACCAGCCGGCACTGCTCCATTCTCGAAAAAGCCAGCCTGGAAATCGGCAATGTAGTCGTCAAGTGTCGCCCAGCGGCGTGATGCTTCAGACGGCGAATACCCAGCGTACAGGTCGTTTGGATCGACACCACCAGGCAATACCAGCACTTCATCTTCAGTAAACGTCTGTGTGCCGACTGTGTATGTTGTTTTGTCGCCAACTCGTTCAACCCGCGGAAACTCCAAGAACGTGAAACCAGCAATATTCTTGCCACCCTGCCCCATAAAATCACCGCCAGGCTTTGCTGCTCCGCCATAGTTGCTCCAAACCAAAATATATGTCTTGCGTAGCGATAGCGTCGATACGGCTATCTTCTCGGCAAACGCTACAGAGCTGTCAGATTTGTTAGGGTGATACAACGCGTTAATAACTTCGTGTGGCACCTGCTTGCCATTGCCGTCAATAGCAAACGGCCGCACCGTCATATATTTGTTGGCAACCGTTCGAATATTAGGATAAGCTGTCGCATAACTGCTGGCTCGGTAATGATCGAACATCGATAATCTCTGAAAAGCGGGGTCAACGCCGCTCACACGTCGCTCACTCCTTAACCCCATGGCTGTTTTAATAATTCCCATCTACTTATTGCTCCTGTATAAATAAACCGACCAAAATATCAGCTGTACGCCGACAAACACCACTGTGGCGACCTTGCTGCCATAATATAGCCAAATGCAAAATGGCACGCCGACAAACATCAGCAGTCCTATCCACGCCTCAATGACAGTGTCCCTGTCTGGCTTTTGAAACTTTAATTTGCGCAAAAAGTCTTTCAATTTCATATAGTCCTCTAACTGTAAATATACGGATTACATAATTCCGCCCCACTCCATCACCACTTCATGCCGCAACTGCATCCAAAATCCCATCAATACCGAATCGAATATGTCAGGCGATTTGCCGAGCCGCTTCTTGATTGATTCCTTAGACTCCAACACAAACACCTTGTCTTTGTACTCGTGGTGGTGCATCTGCGCCTCTTTAATGAACTCATTGAGAAATGGAAAGCTCTCGAGGATTTTTACCTTGCCACTATCCAATCCCATCGCCAACATATATGCCACTTGTGATCGTAAATTATTAAACGCCATCAGCTCCTGTGAACGCTCAGCGTCCTCCCGGCTCTTTGGTTCGTCGCCAAATGTTAGGAATGGGTCGGGTGCAAAGCCAGACTTAAACACCGCAAACTCAGCACCGCGATCTTTGCCGCCATCGATAACACCAACACCAACACCCACGCCGTCGACTGCGGTATTCTCGTAGCCAATAGAGAAGTTATCTGAATGTTCAATCAACCACTCGGCTTGCTTGCCAGTCTCTACCTGTTCGTTTGAGTCTTTAGTAATCGTGCCGTCAACCAGCGTCAGATTTTCCCAGTCAACCGCAACGCTACGGTCAACACCATCACGTGCCACGTCGTATCCAGTCGTCTTGCGCCCTGGTTTATAACTTTTGACAATCGCCTTGGCAAAGATGCTCGAGCGGAATATCGTCTTGCTCTCGTCTTGGTACTCCCAGTTGTTTTTCAGGTACCGTTCAACCCACCACGTCGGGTTGGTCATCATAGCGTCAATGTCTGATTGCATCTGCCAAGAGTCGGACAAGTCAAACTCGACCACACGAATATTCGGTGGCAGTGGCTCATACTTGCCATTTCCGCCGTACTTCCAACGCATATAGACCTCTTTAATATGATCAACATCGTTTGGATTGAGGGTGATAATAGCTATGCTTGGCTGCCCGTTAGTGTTGCGGCGACCTTTACGGGATCTAGCCGTGGTGAACATTGTCAGCGACAATTCGTCGGCTTCATCGATATGACTAGCGCTGGCGTTGATACCTTTGATCTTCTGTCCATTCCTGTCTTTCGTCTCGTCCGCCTCCACAAAGCCAATCTTTGAGCCGTTTGGGAACTTGATTTCATAATCTTGACCGTTATATGTGTAATCCTCACCCTCCTTGAAGTTTTTGCGATCAAGCATCGTCAGATACGACGGAATCACCGATCGCTTCGCAGTGCTGATATTTTTACGAAACACTGTCCAGTATGTCTTCTCGAACGTGTCGCAAATATCGATGCCAATACTCGCCGCGATATCTGTCTTGCCAGTACCAACTGCACCGATCAGATAAATAGTATCGACTTCGGGGCAGTTGTTAATAATATCGACAACGCTTTGCTGCTTTGGCTTCAGTTCTAGCGACATGAACTACTCGCCTTTCGTTTTACGCGGCTTGATAGTCGATACGATCTTTGGCGGCTGCTTCTCGCGAACATCGACAGACAAGTCAACGTGATCAACTGGCTTGCCGAATGCTCGGTCGAGCATGTCCTTAATAGCTTTGTTATCTGGCTTCTGCGTAGCGATGAAATAATACTCGTCGTCCACGCCGTCCAGCTCGCCATCGAGAAATGCCGCAATAGTCTCAGGGTCGGTGACTTGCTCTGCCGGCAAACGATTGCCTTTGCGGTCAGTCCTGATAACGAACAATAACTGCACGCCAGTAGCCAACCGGAACTGTGCTTCGTATAGTTTGTCAGCATTCCTAGTGATTCGGTCTAAAATCCGCTGCTTCTCTTTCATTCGGTCGAGAACCTTTTGGGTCTTTTTGCCTTTAACTCCACCACTACCCTTTCTAGCGCCACCATGAGTTGACGGCGATGTACGATTACAGCCAGCTACATGAATATCGTAGTTGTCTTGCCGCTTATATTTTCGGCCACATTTAGGACATGATTTGAAGTCGTCTTTCATGATTATAATTCTAGAGATTGACGCGTAGTTCTTTTGGTATTGACTGTTTGGAAACGGCTGAGATGTGTACGCCGTAACTATTTGCGATGAGCTGTGCCTGCATGAGAGTCAGATCTTTAGTGCCTTGTAACTTACGCAGCATATTTTGATACGGTTTCTTGTTTCGGTCTTGCCAAGACTGCAAGAGAATGTAGTGCGACAACGGCTTGCATTTTCGCTCGTCGCCAATAATAATTGCTTGTTTTGAAATATAATAAATGGCGACCTGCCCAATCTCCTGACGGCGTCGCCTCGTCTTGTCTTGTTTGTCGATTTTTAGCCATTTGACCATGTTTGTTGTCCCTCCTCTACCTCTGAAATATACAGATTAGGCGCTGGCAATCGCGGCCTCCCAACCGCTCAATCTCACCAGCGCCTAGCTATAAAATGCTTTGACTGTTTTATCAAGCAGTCAAGCGTTCCACTTCAGTCATAAACCTCTCAATCGTTCGATTGTTCTTGTGATTTTGGCGGAATGACGATCAGATCATCAAACGGCAGGATGAATGCTTGACATCCCAACAGCTGCTTCACTTCAACCACGGCTTCGCTTCCTTTCGTTGCAATCACATCGCCACATAGAGCTTCTACTGGTTCGTCACCGTGCTTAAACGCAACCCTGTCGCCAACTTTAACCTCTGGTGTTTCAGACTGCGCACACTTCTCGTCGTTGTTCTGCTCTTTAGCACCATCAGCAATTGCCTTTGACGCGGCGCTAGTATTTTTAGCTATCGCTTCAAAAGAGCCAGCGGCAGGCTTCAGCTTCCAGCTCTTGATTCTCAAAACGTTTTTCCAGGTAAACGACCATCGACGACAGCTTTTAACATCGTGATGCATCTCCGTTTCAATTTCTTCAAGGTTCGTGAGACTCAAGAAATAACCTCTACGATAATTGACGTCAAAATTACCGTCCGAGTAATAGATAGCAGCGCCACTCAGGTCAGCGCCACTCAGGTCAGCGCCACTCAGGTCAGCGCCACTCAGGTCAGCGTCCCTCAGGTCAGCGTCCCTCAGGTCAGCGCCACTCAGGTTTGCGTCCCTCAGGTTTGCGTCCCTCAGGTCAGCGCCACTCAGGTCAGCGTCCCTCAGGTCAGCGCCACTCAGGTCAGCGTCCCTCAGGTTTGCGTTATCGTCAACAGCTGCTTCAACTGCTTTTTTCATCGTGGCGTTGTCTGATTCGTACTCAAACAATATATCTCCGCTGAACCATGATTTAATTTCGATTTTAACTTTAGACATTTTAGCCTCCTATTTAGTTATCGATTTGATAAACTCAATCGCCGCATCGCAACCTTTGCAAACAACGGTCTGAATGCCGGCCTCGTTGAGTGTCTTAATCCACTTCTTTTGATTTGCCGACGTTACGCCTCCTTTCTTGCGTTTCATTTCGATGAATACCAAACGATTTGCGTATGTATTGGTATATGATGATAGATCCTCTCGAGGCACATTGTCGCCGTATCCATACCAGACATCCGGCACGACTACGGCCAAGTCAGGCACGCCAGAACTCACGCCAAGCTTCTTGTTTTTAGACTTCTGGCTCCAGCTTCGAGTGTATGTTTCATTTGGCACGCGAAAGTGTGGATAACCTTTTAGCCGCAACCACTGCACAAATGCTTCTTGCTCTTGATCCTCGGTTGGATTATCTATATTTGCGAGATTAGGCATTATTCCCACTCCTTAATTCCGAGATATTTTAGCCAGTCGGCTCTGTTTTCTTTAATTGATTTTTCAGCGTCTTCTTCGGTTGCGTAGCGTACAGGTTCACCGTAATCAACGTAGCCAACCTCTGCACAAACCAACTCCTTAAGGTGATAATTATATCCTACAGCCCAGCCGCCATTTTTACCCTCAAAGTCTGGCTCAAACGTTGACGTTTTTCGCAGTCTGACTTCAGCTAGTTCACGTTCATGAGCTTTTTTACACTCTTCTTCGGTGTAATAAACATTACCATTGTCAATATTCAATCTGTCAATGATAGCGTCTGCGTAATTGCGACAGTTAACATTACCCCACCAGTCAATGTACCAATATCTATCGCCCCATTTAAGATTCCAACTAATACTGCTTGTTGATTCGAACCACTCGTCAAAATTATCGATTTCTCTAACAAGAATTGAATGTTTATGTCCTGATCCACATGTTTTCAAAACCCTTGTGCCATCGATTTTAATTTTCTCTTTGAAGATTGCCCCAGCTTTAACGGTGGGCAAATCTTTTAGTAGCTTATATAGTCTCATTTCTCCTCCAACAATTCAGAATCTTCGTGAATATTACCAACGACCTCAATTTTCGAAAAACTGATAGATATATCATTTAGTGATTCTGAAGTGTCCTTGATTGGGTTGTACAGCTCAAAGCCACAATTTTTGAAAACCACGACGCCATATTGCCACTCAAAAACTTCGCGCTGATAGTTGGCGTTGCGATATTTTGCGATATCGCCCTCGCGGATTTTATTTTTAACGATATCAATAGCGCCAGTTTCCTGTTCTACTACATATTTTTCAGGATTATTCAAAATTTCGGCAAAGCTTTTAATTAGTCTGCCATCACAAATTTTTTGAATATCATAAACATACTGCTTTGATTCAACCAACCAGCAGCGAAAATGCTTTATTGAGCGCTTATCCTGTTTCATCTATATTTCCTTCCCGTCCTTGTAGCATTTTGAATAGCCCATTTCACCACCAACTGTTTTACAGCGAGCTTTAGTGTTCGTGTACTGAGCCTCTCGCTCTGACATTTGATCCGCCCAAACAGCAGCCCAGTGCAAAAAGACAATTATTGAAATTATCAGTACATATGCACCTAAGACAATCACTACGTCTTGCGGGTCAGCGTTCTTCATAAACTTCGGACTAATTTTCATTTCGTTCCTTTTCCTCAACCGCAGAACTGGGGCAAGGCGACACCAAGTGTATATCATTAGTTAATTACTTTAAGGTTGGTGTCGCCTATTAGACAGATGACCCGGGTGGGCAAAATGGTCATCTGTCCAGTTGACAGCACAATCACGGAGCGAAGGATTTCTCGCTTTTTGGCTTACTCCCATTTGGGAACCCAGCTTTATTCCTCAGATCATGCTGCCAGTTCTACGGTCGATGTTAATGTTCGCCCAGTTTTTCGACATATGGTAGGTCATTAGTCAATGGCTTTTATATATTCATATTCATCTGCGAATCGCTATCAATCCGCTTCTTGCCAGTCACGAGGTAGCGTAAATCAGTCAGATTGCTATCGACGTAATTGTCGGCCAGAATATTGACGAACATCATTGCGTCACGGTTATCCATGATAATAATGCCGTCGTGATTGTCTGACATAAGTGCCAAATCCATTTCTTCGGCGTAATCGACAACTCTTTCCTTACAAGGCAAATGCTCAACATCCAACTTCATCAACATAGTAGTCAGTGATTTGTTGCGGTCAGCCAACTCTGCAAATGACAACCCCTCAGGCAAGTTCAGTGCAAACTTTTTCATCAAAAGATCAATGACTTGCTTTGTTGCAGCGTCGCTTGATGGATCTTGTTTGAACAAATTGACAAACTTCTTTGGATTAAACGCAAACACTTTCCCGCCAGCGATCAATACCTGATTGTTGGCTGGTATCTTAAATGCTGCGTCGGCATTAAGCTCGCCAAAGTCACTGCCGCTAACTTGCCACGTGAGACTTCCGCTCAACATCTGCGACCGCTGCAGCTGTTTGGCGATGTAAAAGGTCTTGTCTGGATCTTTTGGGTCGCTAAACCGCGCTACAATACCGTGCATACGCTTCATCTCGTGTTCTTTCTCATTGAACTCAGCAATATTGTCATCGCCAAGAAGATAGATGAGCGTGTCGGCACGCTGAATGCTCTCAAGCTCGCTGTATAGCAAAACATTTTCCATTTGATCGTTTGTCGCGTAGTCCCTGACAGACAATCCAACTGCTGCTCCAGTCTCCACAAAATTGATCATGTCGTAAAGAAATAGCGATCGCATTTGATCTTCTATGGTCGATGTTTTCAGTGGTAACACGTATGGCGTAAAGTTTTTATTGAAAATGAACAAGTCGATGAGCAAATCTTTCTTATTAGCATCAGCCCAGTTTGCCCACTGGAATATGTCGAATTGATTGTCGTCAATCACTTCTCCCACCAAAATCCTTTCTGCTCAGCCTCAGTCTCAGACTGTTTGTCGTCTTTCAGACTGCCGGCTGGCTTATTATTTATCTTGACAGCGATGTCTACGCTCCGAACGCCGTGCTCCAGCAGCCATTTTTTAGCTCTCTTAGCATCATCTTCGGTATCGTAGGTTTTCGCGTGCGCCTTGTTTTTGTCGTCGCTCCAGCGAACCGTGAATGTGCAATTCATCAGGGACATTACGTAGCCTCCAGTTTATTACGCTTGCGGCGCTGTTTCTTGCGAAGTGCTTTTTTGGTCACGACTCCTCAATCTCCAAACCTCTCATACATACAGTTTTCGTGCATGTCTGGATAGTCTTTTCGCTCTGCGTCAGATTGAATGAGTGCCAGATTGCACATACTACATCTGCCGTACTGTGCGGTTTTTTCAAATTCAGCCAACTCGTCGTCCTGCTTAGGTCTGCGTTTGCTGATTCGGCCGCAAATCCGAGCTGCCTCCCGATTGAGTGCAAAGCCTGTTTTGTCGCCTCTTGACCTCGATCCACCCTTTCTGCCAATTTCACGGTAGAAGTTTGGATTTTTTGCGAGAATTGTTGCGGCAGCTTTCCTGCCGCCACTCTTCGTTCCAGTCATGGCTCTCCTTTCATTTATTAAAATGGTATTTCGCTCAAATCAATTGGCGCGTCGAGGTCGACATCCTCGGTAGCTTTCGCCGCTTGTTTAGTCGTTGTATTTGCTGATTTAGTGTCCTCTTCGGCATATCGTTCTGTGGCTGGCGCGGTATTACTACCACCCTTAGCGTCGCTCAAAAGCTGGAACTGATCGATGATAACTTCAGTCGCTTTACGCTTGATATCATCTTTCTCCCAGATTCGTGTTTGCAATCTGCCGGTTATGCCAATTTGCTTGCCTTTCGGTGCGTACTCTGCCAACAGTTCAGCTGCCTTGTTCCAGGCGACGCAATCGATGAAACTGGCGTCGGCATCCTTGCCATAGCCGTCAACCGCTAGTGCAAATGAGGCTACAGACTTGCCGCTGTTCGTCGTTTTAATTTCAATGTCTCGGACGACGCGGCCGATTAGAGTTACGTTATTTATCGCTGCCATTGTCTTCCTCCAAAATCACCTCAGCATCTTCGATTTCTAGCGATGAGCCCGGCTTGTTGTCTGCATACTCATCACCAACTTTCTGGTCTTCAGCGATTGCCGTTTGCATTTCGATACTCAGCGGTGCGTAGCGGCTCAATAGCAATTTTAGGACCGTCTTTTTTGCCATCGCTTCAAAGTTGTCAACCCAAACACCAAAGCCTCGTTTGAATGTTTGGCTGTAGCGTTTAGCATGTTGTTCAAGTTCCTCTTTCGTCATGAACTCAGCCTTACGAAAACCATTCAGCAAGATGAAGTACGCCATATAGCCAATGATTTTGCCCTCTTTCTTCGCCTGAAAATTGAACTTTGGCTCACCTGTAAAACTATCCACGCCAGCAAGTTCGTTTTCGTAAACTGCTCGTGTCCCTAGGCTTTGAAACTGTCCAGTCTTCATAGCCAGCTGTACGAATCCGCGCCAGCCCATCTGAAATTGCGCTTCCATTTTGCCTTTGTTCGAGTAAGGTACGATGTAGGCAAATCCTAGGTTTTGGTTGATCGGTAAGTCTAGCGTCGCGGCCGTTAAACAAGCGTTGTAGGTCGTCATTGGATTACACTCAGCGATTTTATTGTAGCTGTTCGCTAACGCTAAGACGCTCGTCAGGAACTGTCTGCCCTTTTCGCCAAGCGTGCGCTCAGCCGACTTCATAATCGCGTCAGACTTCACTAATTGCTGTAAAGTCAGTGGCGCGTTATCTGTTTTTTGAACTGTTGACTCTGTCACTATTAGCTCCAATCTCCAAGAACGAGAATATCGTCCATGGTTTCGTTTATATTAAAGTTGACCTTTTCTAGATCTGTTTTGCCAGCTCGTTTATCAAAGCGTTTGATATCACTGACAATTCGCTCTAGCTTTACAAAGCCGCTATCGATAAACTCTGACGATGCAATTGCAACACCGACGCGATATGGTGCGACTGTCTCGGCCACAACCCAGAAGAACTCTTTGCTCTCACACTTAGCGATCAGCGAGTAAAGTGCTGCCTGCAAATCATAGTCCATTCGGCGTGCTTCCCACTTGAAATCGTCAAACCGTGCGGTAGTTTTGACGTCAAGGCAATATTTGATCTCGTCACCCTGGACGCCAACGACGTCAGCTCGACCAACCCAGTCCTTGCCTTCGATTTTGGCTTTGAGCTCAACCTCATGGCGAGCATTCTCGCCAAGTACCAGCTGATTTGCCAGCGGGTGGCTTTTGATTCGCTCAGCAATTGTGCAAATCACCTCAAACTCAGCTTCATCAATGATCGGCAGCGTCTGTGCGTCGCGCCAGTCTCTCGCCTCTTTTGTGCGATAGTCTGGATATTGCTTGACCACAAACTCTTGCTCGCCGCCAAGTAGGTGTGCGTGTGCCAATTTGCCAATATCTACAGCCTTGCCGTAGGTTTTCTCAATCAGTCCAAGCTTTAATCCGACGGCGTAGTCAATGCCGCTGTGGTAGATGTTTTTGGCTGATGAGTATGACCAGTGGTTGACGTTTTCAATAGGTTTTTCCACTTACGCCTCCCCCGCCAAAGCACGATCGAGAAATGTCGGATCGATTAGGTTTTCCAGTTTTTCCAACAAACTATTTTCGTCCATAAAACTTGCCCTCAATCCACTTCATGCCTTTGTCAAAAATCCGCAACCACTTCGCTGCTTTGACCGATTTGTCGAAGTCATGGTCGTCCAACTTGCGCAGCCTGTCAATCACCCTGTTGATAGGCTCGCGCTTATGTACCGTCACCAGTTCAGCTGGTGACGGTATCACGTTTACGTGTATCTTCATCGCCAAATCTCCTTTCGCGATTTTAATTCTTGGATAGTTTCGTCGAACACGCCGTTGGCGAACAATACGACCGCCAGTACCGCGATTGCCGCGAACTGCACCCACCAGAGTCGCAAGTCTGTTGGCTCGCTTATTGCGATTATTGCGGCTGGTAGTCCAACTACCCAGCTAATGATTTTTTTGATCTGTTTGTTTTTTGCTGTCATTTTTCAGCTCCTTTCGTTTGCGTACAAGAGTGCTCGCAGTCACTCTCGTACTGGTTGAATGTCTTCGTCTGTACATCCCGACAAATTGAACGTGGTTGCTAATTATTCCTAGCCAACTCTCCGTTTTTGCCAAAAACATATCTCTGACGTTTGATGAAGCTACAAAAACTGAACGTACAGGATTTCTAGCCTCATTTTTACGTCAAATAAAAAAAGAATCGACGCGAAGTCGATTCATGGTTGATAGATTTGACTAACAGAAGTGGTCGCTGTTTATATCATGTAAGATTATTTCGTGATATAATTATATCATCTTACCAGCAAGTAATCGACCTTAGAAAACTACAAATTACCAAGGAAAAAATTACTCTAAAGTAAAATACAGTCATCCTTGAGCAGGCGGTAGATAATTCCCAAGGACACCTCTCTTCGCACTCGGAGAGGGGTCATTCCCTGAATTATAATATAGCTATGAACTATGATAAATATCTAGAATTGCAGACCCGCCTAGAATGGTTTTACGATTTTCATCCAGAGTTTTTTAATGATATTTCACCCGAGCAGAAGAAACTACTGCAGGATACGTTCCTGTACGATACGCCCGATGAACACTATCCGGAATCATTACTGGATTTTTATGACAAGAATATTAACAATCAGCCAACACTTCAGAACGATATACTCTTAGCGATAGATGCTTTATATAAAGCGGCGGGAGCTGGAAGCTTGTTTGATTATGATAAATAAAGCTTTTCTTCGCACAAACACACCACCGAGCTTATAAGGTTTGGACTAACTTTCATACTGATATAATAAAATCATGATCCACAACTTGCATTCAGCATATTCTTTACCAGCAAACCACGACACATGTCACCTATTTGAGCATCTGATTATTAGGCGATTCTTAAAGGAAACGGAAAAAGTTGGCGGCAACCGAGCTTTTGTTGGAGAGTTGGACGGCACGACTAGCGAATCAAGCGTATTCTTTACATCCGCACTATTCACAAGCGAGTCTAATGCATTATTTGAAAAAACCATCAACGATATTACGCCTTTTGAGGAGTCTCTTATTCAACAGTCCATCTCACACATAGAAGCCGAGATGCAATCCAACATTGATATAACAGACATGACGCTACTACAA